CGCATGTTGTTGCTCCTGCTGCACTCGATTATCGTAATGTTAATCGAGCAAATCTCTTATAATCTTTATCTCTATTTTTTTGTTGAGGGGTAGCGCGCTTAATATTACCCCTCAACTTCTGTAACAGAATTAATTAAAATTTTATACATTTTAATTTTTACTAAATTAATTACTTTAATTAATTATTTTTTCCAATGCCATATATATGGCACAAAAAGTTCGAACCGGCCCTCGTGGCGGTAAGTTTGTAATTCAAAATGGAAAAAAGGAATATGTTGGCCGAACAATTAAACCTTCTGGTTATGTTCGTCAACCTCGTATCGTCCGTGCCGCCGTAAGTCGGACTGCTCGACAAGGCAGCCGCCGTGTTACCGGCAAAGGTGGATACAAAGACTGGGCTGGCACTGCAATTCGAGGCGCTGGAGCTCTCGTAGGTGGAGCTGCAGGCTATTATGGCGGTGGTCCTTGGGCGGCAGCGAAAGGGGCCATGCTCGGATCCGGTGTTGGTGGATTTTTATCTTCACTTGTTGGTCTCGGCGATTATGCCCGACCAATTAAGAAAAATTCACTGTTAGGTCTTAGACCTGGTGGCCGTTCTACCGATTCTGGAATGGCTCCAATTATGAGTAATGTCCCCAATTGTACAATTGTAACTCATCGTGAGTTTATCGGCAACATTACTGGGTCTACGTCTTTTAACCTTCAGTCTTATGCAATAAATCCTGGTTTGTCAAGCACATTTCCGTGGCTTGCACCAATTGCCAGGAATTATCAGCAACATCGTTGGCTTGGTCTAATTTTTCAGTATAAGACTACGTCAGTTGATTCATTAAATAGTTCAAATACCGCTCTCGGTACTGTTATTTTGGCTACTGACTATAATGCTGCAAGTCCTGACTTTATTAATAAGCAGGCTATGCAGAACACAGAGTATGTAACTTCTGTGAAGCCTAGTGCTTCTGTCTTACATCCTGTCGAGTGTGCTCCACTCGAAACTACTGTCGATGTTTTATATACTCGGTCAGGTTCTGTTCCTCCTAACGAGGATATTCGTCTCTATGATATTGGTAAATTTCAGTTGGCAACAGAAGGTCAACAGGCAGGTGTTACCGTCGTTGGTGAGCTCTGGGCGTCGTATCAAATTGAGCTGCTTAAGCCAGTTGTCAGCTCAGGTGGATTATCAACTGAAAGTGCTCATTATGTTATGGATAAAACATTTGATAGCACTCATAGTCTTGGTACAACAATGCCATTTGTGGATCCCAATTCTCAGGGTAAGCTCACTGAGGATACTATTGGTATCACATTTGGTACTACTGATACGGCATTTGATACAATTATATTTCCACCAAATGCGTCTGGAGATTATTTGTGTGTTTTAACCTGGCGTGGAGCTGCTACTGCTAGTCTCAAATGTCCAGGTGTATCTATTCCTGACGGTTATGTGGGTCAGGTATTTGTTAAGCAACTTTGGCATAATGGCACAAGTATTGCTCCTTCCAGTACTCTTCTTTATCAGGAGCCCGATGCTGAGGAAGTAACTTCAGCAACTGGAGGTATTGTTTTAGTTATGGCTTTTGTTGTAACTATTCCAAATCCCGGTGGTTTTCAGCATGTTTTAATTGATGCTGGGACTCTTCCGGGTACTCCACAGTATGGTGATATATTTATCACCGAATCGAATTCCAATATGTATGGCAATCTTAGTGGAGGCGATAGCTTTGCTGAGGAAAAGGCTGCCGAAAAATCTATTCTTCCATCTGAATCTGAATATAAGATCTTATTAGAATCTGTTGGTAATAAGGCTAAATTGCATGAACTTATTGTTGCAGAAATGGTTGTCCATTTCAAGCAATTGCCACTTAAGTGTTATGCAATGCTTGATGATTGGATTCGAAGCGGGTTTAAAACTACTCCAATCGAAACCGCTATGCAAGGTCTGTCAGTCAGCGAGCCTGATTATGTCGATATGTCATCATCTGCATTATTTAATTTAGCAGTGAAAAAAGCTATTACTAAGTAATATGTCAATCTTTTGCATCTTTGATCGTCCCTCTCAAGGGAAGTCTTATCGAATTGAACTTAAATGTTCACAAAAAAAATATTTGAAGCTGTTGCGTCATCCTATTCAATTCGATACATATATTAATCATTGTATTTCTACTGGTTATCATAACGGTTTATCCTGTTATAAGCGATCTGCTCCTAATGAAAACACCTCTAACGTTAGCACTAAATCGGTTGTAACCTGATAACTATCACTTTTTTTTAATTCAAAAAGTTTTGTCTGTAAAGCTCAGTGTGATGTTTCGTATCTATAACAAAAACCCTCCAACCCCTGTTGGAAACAGGGGTTTCTGTTATCGCTAGAAATAGAACACGCACTAAGTCCTGTCCGTGTGATCAAAAAATTATTTATTATTTTTTTTGTGATGATTAATTAATATGTCACATTTAATCTCAGCTGTGTATATGTCAGCTATTTTTAAGAACTTGGTTAGTTCTGCTCCTGCTAATTCCGCGTCATTATTACATCGTCATGCTCAAATTACTCCTGATGGACGTCTTCCAACAGTCGTCGAGCCAGTGATTACAGAGGAAAAGTTTCATGATGCCGACGATCTCGATTTTCCTGATCCTGATGATATACAGTCTGATGTTACAGATCAGGAATCTCAGTCTGACGAACCGGATGACGATGATGATGTCGAGTATATTCGACCATCTCAAATGTCAACACGTCAGCGTTCTGCTTTGAAAAAAATGCAACATCGTAACATTTGTTTTACAATGTTTGATATGACTAAGTTCCCACCCAAGGAACTTAATCCTGAGGTTATACGTTATCTCATAGCTCAGCGTGAGCTCACTATGACTGGTCGTCCTCACTGGCAAGGTTATATCGAGTTTTTTAATCCAAAGCGTTGGGATGAAGTCCAATCATTATTTGGCGATCATACTATGTATCTCGCTAATCGAAAAGGTACTGCCCAGCAGGCATCTGATTATTGCCGTAAACTGGTTCATGCTGATGGTTCTTCAAATCGTGTCGATATGAAGGAGCAGCCATTTGTATTTGGTACAATGAGTAAGCAAGGCGAGCGATATGATAAGTCTCGTATTGTCGAACTTATTGCTGAAGGTAAGTCGTCTTCTTATATTAAGGAGAAGGCTGGTGAAATCTATCTTCAGTTTCATTCTGGTATTGATAAAATGATTTCATCTGCTCGTAAGCATCGTATTACAGCTCCGTCTGTCTATTACTGGTTTGGTAATGGTGGCCTCGGAAAGACCACTGCTGCTAAGCAGCTTATCGATGGTGTCGAGTTTAAAACCTTTTATGTTAAACCAATAAAGAACTGGGAAGGTTATGATCAGCAGGATGTTGTCATCATTGATGACATGGATGAAAACACGCGAGTATGTATTAATGAATTTAATATCATTTGTGATTCATCTCCGTATCTTATTGATGTTAAGTACGGTTCTGTTCCGTTCAATTCTAAAGTTATTGTGTATACGTCAAACTTTGTTCCCGAGCATACATTTGCTATTGTGTTACCAGCTCAGCAATGGTCAGTTAAACGTCGGTTTAAAAAAATAAAGCATTTTACTTTGGATGCTAATAATGTCGTTCAAATTAACGACTATGATTTTTGGCCGCATGTTGTTGCTCCTGCTGCACTCGATTATCGTAATGTTAATCGAGCAAATCTCTTATAATCTTTATCTCTATTTTTTTGTTGAGGGGTAGCGCGCTTAATATTACCCCTCAACTTCTG